CTGATAATATATTGAACAAGTCTTTCGTTGAAGGTATTGCTAAAGCAGTATCTGCTGTGTTACATCCAGATCGCTATGGAGATGCCTTCATAGAATCATATTCAACCACTGCCATCCCTGCTGGTGTGGCTGCTGTTGCACGAGGCTTTGATCCATATGAGCGACAAGTTGTGGGCTTTAGTGACAAGATTATGGGACGTGTTCCCGGCCTACGAGACAACCTTCCTGTGCGCTATGACAATATGGGACAACCTATTCAGACAAGCATTAGTGAGGTGCTTGCTGGTGTTAAGGTGTTCACACCAACAGAACTACAGAAGCGTTTGAATGAGGTTAATGTAGACATCAAAGGCATAGGCAAGAAGGTTGGTAGAGTTGAGCTTTCATCAGAGCAGCTCTCACGCTATGGGCAACTGGCTGGTGGTTACTTCTCTGCTGGCTTAGAGAAGGTTATGAACAACCCTAAATGGGAAAAGCTTGATAGTTTCCAACAAGAGCAGTATGTTAAAACAATATTGGAGAAGAGTAGAAGTGCTGCTGCTAGACAACTGACAGGTGAGCTTTATAAGACAGACCCTAAGTTTGCAGCTAACTTCTATAATGAATATCTAATAAGCAAGGGCTTACAAGGGCAAGTACCATTGAAGTAACTTGCTAGTTACCAAAAAGAAAGGGGACTTCATAGTCCCCTTTTTTGTTATGCCTTCACAGGTGCATCATCTAGATCGTAGAACTCTCCTAGATAAAGAGTGATGAAGGGTGCTTTGATAATCACACCAACAAAGGCTACAACATCCTCTGTCTTACCATCAGTTAAGATGTGACAGATGTCTTCGTTGTACTCAATGTCCAAACCAATACCATGACGCAATCGTAACAATATCATAATAGCTCCTTAGATTTCACAAACACCAGACACACATGCAAGCATCTGTGTACCTTCAACATTATCTTCAGCTTCAATTAAGCTGTCCCAATCAATCTCTTGAGGAGTGACAGCCATCAAAGCATCGTATTGCAATTTAGTGCAATCTTCGTAGGGTGCTTGTCTATACGAGCCGCCATCATAGGGCAAGAAAGACACACCACTCATCTCATCAAAGTGCTCCCAAACAAAAGCACCAACTGCCATCCACTCATGCTCTTTAACAGAGATGGTTACAGAGGGCTTGTGCTCACACCAGTGACGCTGAAAGATGAGCCATAAGCGTAGGTGCTCAAGGGCTGTTAAGCCATCACGCAACAAGGCTCCCTGTGGTGCTTTCTTGGGGAAGGTGAACACCATAGTCTGGTCAGGCTTCATCACACAAGGCTCTGCTTCAACCCCTGCTGCAATCAAATGCTGCGTGAGAGGGTCTTTAATATCTGCACGAACACGGCGATAATAGTAAGCAGCATGACGAGCATGTATACCAGAAGCACTATCAGTAAGTTGGCTAACAGTACCAGAAGGTTTAACACAAGTGATAGCAGCCGACTGAGGAATGCCAAGCTGCTCTGCCAGAAGCTGGTTAGTTGCGACACAAACATTTCTAATCTGCTCCAAGATGATACCAACACCCATGTCATCAGGGTTGTTAAGACGTGCGTTGTCCATGATGCCTGTCATCGACACACCCAACAGACGCTCTTCCTCTGTGTTCTTCTGCCACACCTTACGTAGGTATGGGAAGTGGGTCAATGTGCTCTGGAATGTACCTAAGATTGTGGCTAAACGTGCCTTACGTTTCAAACTATCTATAGTATCATCAGAACGTACCACAATTTCGGAAAGGTTACAGAACTGATATGGTCGTAGAATAATTTCAGAACACGGATTAGTTCCGAAGTCAAAGTCAGGATTTCGTCTGCCATTTTTCTTTACAATGTTTTTTGCTGCTTCACGATTGAACACGCCACGTTCACCACTTTTGCTTTCGTACAAGCTATTCCACTCTTGCATGAAGATGCCCATGTCAGGACGCTCTGTATAGCAAGCACTGTTGTTAGCCAATGCACGTTGTCCATTCTTCTCCCACCATGCACCACTCTTAGCATGACGCATACGATCATCTGACAGATTGGACAAGCTAATCATAGCACTACGTCTGACACCCCCAACAACCACAACCTCACCAATCTTACACATGATGTCATGGCATTCAAGGCTGTTGAGCTTACGTCCAGCAGCATTCTTGAAGATGTTACTGACAAAGGCAAAGAGTTCCTTCAGGGGTTCCGGGCCACTAGCACGTCCACCAAACACCTTCAGACGAGCGCCAGCAGGACGAACCTTAGACACATCGAACTTAGGTATCTCTCCTGAGTAGAGCAAGGCAATACATTGACGTAAAGCCTTAGCCCAACCTTCTTTGCTATCTGCCACTACGATTGTCGTATCGCTGTTGAACAGTTGCTCAGGAATGTCAGGAAGCTTCTGCACAAACTGACGCTCAACAGAGAAGCCAACTCCTGTGCCACACAACAAGATGTACATGGCTTCATCGAAACTCTTAACGTCATCAACAGGAAGGTAGGAACAGTTATAGCCAGCAGTGTTGTCTCGCTCTAATGCCTTACCAGCAGTCATTACACTACGCATAGAAGGCATAACCTCCATGTTGTAGATGGCATCGTAAAGCTCTGCATACATCTTATCAGAGATGGTGTAGCTATGCTCCTTCTCTAAGTGCTTTGACATGAAGTCTAAGTAACGAGCCACTGTCTCATCCCAGTTCTCACGCCGTTGCTCACTGTCTAAGTAACGAGCATATCGACTCTTAGCGATGAACTGCTCATAACTTCCCATATAATTATTCATTCAAGTTCCTTTTCTATCTTATCAGCTTTATCTTCTATCACATCCATGAACCTATCAACAAGGTCATCACTGCTTATGTCCAACAGTTCTAATATTGTAACACAGTCTTCTCGTCTTAGCAAGTCAGCAATGTCATACAGCGTGAGGCTCATGCGTAAGTCTCACGCAAGTAGTTGAGACTAACAGGAAGCTCATCGAAGCTACCTTCAACAACCTCATTGAACATCCACACACCAGACCAAGAGCCATTGGTTTGAGGAGTTAAATACTTCTCATCGTGTTGGTAGCAGATGCCAGCAAACAAACCTGTCATACGCTTACCATCAGCCCTACGAGCATAGGCAATGCCCCTGTCCTGCACATGCCCCATGACACAGCTCATGTGCTTCTTAGAGAGCATCAACGCAGGCGAGCTAACAGGCCTTCCCATAACACCTGAAGTGAAGTAATGACAATAAGCAATGCCATCCAAAACGACAGGCTGAAGAAAATCAAAACACTCCCAACCATAAGAAGCAAGTTTAAGGTCGTGATAACCAATGAGTCCGTCCAACTTTCTATCGCTCTCAATAGCTCTTTGAATGCGTTCCTCATGGTTTCCCAATAGAAAGACAAGGCGTGGGTTCCATTGCTTTTCTTTGTTTCTCTTAAGACGCTGTTGCTCAGCTTTAATCGGAGACAAAAGAAGTTCCATTCCAGCGTGACCAGATTCAATATCTGCTTGATATGTTCTACCCTCAAAGCTTTTCTTCCCTACATCGTAAATTGAAAGGCTTGGCATATCCCAATGATCGCCAAGGTGGATGATGACATCTGGTTTTTTGTCTGCTGCATACTTGCCAACCCATTCCAGATGCTCAAGAGAAACTCCGGGTTTGCATTGTGTGTCAGGAATAACTAAGTGTCTCATTGGTCTTTAAACAAATCTAGTTTAGTGTCTTCTTCCCGTTTGGTCAAGGGATCTATATACATCTCGTTGAACTGCTGCTCAATGTCATAGCCATATACGTTGCTTAAGAAGCGAGTGAAAGCACGTACCACATCATGCCATCGTTCAGCACCATTGAAGGTTGCATACTCTGTTAAAATAATATCTGGATAAGAGCGATACTCAAACTCATCTTCATATCCTTTTGTTTCCACATGAAACATATAGCGTGTCTTGTCGTTGTCCATATCATTCCTTAATTGAGGGAAAAAGTTCTTTAATCACATCACGACATTGCTCAGCAATGAGGCGATGCTCTTTCTGTGTTGCCTTGTCACAACGAATGTCAATGTAATGAAGCCAGCTACGCAGCGTTCCGTTCATATACATGAAGCTTTCTGTTAGTCCTTCAGGCAACACCTTACGTGCTGTCTCTTTTGCAATACCTCTGTCCAAAGCAAGTTGATACAGAAGGGAAGCTTCCTTAATCATACGTTCTTGTACATCAGTCCACCAGCCCTGCGTTACAACATCATCAGTCTCAAGACTGTTCTGTCTATTCTTATCATCTTGAAGGCGAGCTTCTGATGAAATGAAAGCATTGGCAATGGCATACCGCTGACTAAACTCTTGGAAGCTAAAGCTTCTATGTCTCAATATCTGTCTAGCAATGTCACGTGTTGTAACAATTTCCATACAGACATTGACCATCTCAAAGGGACTCCAATGCTTATTATCTATCAAGTATTTAATAAGCTTAGGAGCAGTGGCTGTGTTGTTCTTGTTAGTTGGATTTGACACACGAGCCATCTCAGCAATTAGGGCTTCACCATCTGGTGTTACCCATACAAGCCTAACTCCCATCTGTATCCTCTGGTATTGCCAGCTTATTTCCTTGAGCAATAGCTTCTTTCAGAAGAGCCATCAAGCCATAACGAAGGAGGGCTTCTTTGCCTTCCTTGTCTGCCTCAAAGGAACAATCTGCTGAGCCATCCTCGTTCTCATTAAACTGTGTAACTTCAATGTTCATGTTTCAAAACTCCTTACAATGTGTGTTAGCACGTAACAAAGAAGAAGCTAAGGAAGCAATTAAAGAAGCAGCAGGGGACTTTATGGTTGGGTCTTTTAAAGATGCTGATGAACGCATAGAGATGCGTATCAACAAGGCAGAAGTCTTTCCTGTTATAGGT